AATGTAGGTAATTTATTGTTTAAGAAAATATATTGTTTAATATATAATGGCAGAAATTGCAATACCAGTGTTAGGATTAGGTGCTATGTATATTTTATCAAATCAAAACAAGGAGGAAGAAGTTGAAGTTCCTCAACTAGAAAAATTTACAAATAGAGCAGCTACCGAAGCAAGAAAATTACAGATGGGTAATATTAGGACAGGAGTGCCTGTGAAACCGCCTACTAATTTTCCAGTACAAACATTTTCAGATGTAGGAGATAATCCTGCTAGTTATCCTGCCCCTAATGCGGCAACCGATAGGTACTATAGACAAGATGTATATGAAAAAAAAGTAGAAGCTGGAGGTGACCCTACTAATTCTATGTTATTTAAATCTTTATCGGGCGAACAAGTGCAAAAGAAGGATATCAAATTTAATAATATGGTTCCTTTTTTTGGGTCTAATGTTACACAACGGACAACTAAATTTGGAGGAAATGAAAGTATTTTGGATAGTTATAGTGGTTCTGGATCTCAGATTATTCATAAGAGAGAACAGGCGCCTCTTTTTGCCCCTCACGAAAATTTACATTATGCACACGGTACGCCAAATACATCCGATTTTATACAATCTCGAATGAATCCTTCAAGAAATATGTCTAATACAAAACCATGGAATGAAATTCGCGTGGGACCAGGACTTAATAAAGGGTATACAACAGAAGGGTCTGATGGCTTTAATGCCGGCATGGAAGCCAGAGATATGTGGGTAGACAAAACAGTTGATCAATTAAGAACCAAAACAAACCCCAAAATTACATTTGGTTTAGGAAATCATGAAGGCCCAGCCAATTCAAGGATCAAAAATAGAGGTATTGAAGGCAAAACAGAAAAATACAGACCTGATACGTTTTATATGAATTCTCCTGATAGATGGTTTACTACTACCGGTCAAGAAAAAGCACAGAGATCACGAGCCGAAGAACCCTTACAACCTGAAAATAGACCGTTTACCACTAGAGAATATTTTGGAGCTGGTAATTCTAATCAAAATGGTGCTAGTACTGGAGGGCGCGTTGAAGAAAATTACCGACGCAGTACTAGACCTGAATTAGCACCTGATATTAAATATCCAGGTCAAGCACATAATATGAACTATCAAACAGGATGGAAACATTTAAAACAAAATTATGGAAAAGGTGGCTATAAATCATATCCTAATTCTAGAACTACTACCAGACAACCTACTGAATTTGGTATTGTAAATGGATGGATGAAAGCAGTTATTGCGCCAGTAATGGATGTTCTTAGACCATCGCGAAAAGAAAATGTAGTGGGCAACTTGAGACCTAACGGGAATGCTGGTGGAGCTTATGGCGTTGACCAGGCGCGTGTTTGGAATCCTGCCGATAGAACCAAAACAACTATCCGCGAACAAACAGCAGAAACTTATGATGTCGCCCAACCGTTCTATAAACATGAAGGGGGTTATGCTACTCGTGAATATCAACTTAAATCCCAGAATCGTACATCAACTAATTGTCCTTATACAGGTAACTCTAGTGGATCTCATAATGGTACTCCCAATGGACCAGTTTATAATGCAGCATATAACGCTCATTTAAATCCATACAAAGAAAAACTTTTGACAAATCAAATAAATGCGGGCTGCGAACCGCTATTCAATGGTAGTCAAAACATTAGAGTGAGAAAATTTGGAACTACACAATCTGCATCTGGTCCAGCTGATATGCCAAAAGAAAGTTGCAATGTGGCTACCTATGGACAAATGGGAGGAAGAAATATTAGAGGTGCAACTGTTGAATGTCAAAGAAACCAACCTGATATATTGAATGCGTTTGATAATAATCCTTTTACGCAACCTTTGAATAGTGTGGCATAATTTTAATATAAAAGGAACTTTATGAATAACTATAAATATGGATATTCATAAAACTATTAAAACAAAACTTAAATATTTCATCGATAAAAAAAAGATTCCTCATATTGTTTTTCATGGTCCATCGGGATCTGGAAAACGCGGTCTTTTAGAATTTTTTATTAAAAGTATTTATTCAAATATTGAAGATATCAAAAAATATGTAATGTATATTAACTGTGCTCACGGCAAAGGGATACGATTTATTCGGGACGAGTTAAAATTCTTTGCAAAAACAAATATACAACATAAGAATGGCAATGTTTTTAAAAGTGTTATTTTATTTAATGCTGACAAACTAACAACCGATGCGCAATCTGCACTAAGAAGATGTATTGAACAATTTAGTCATACAACAAGATTCTTTATTATAATTGATGAACATCGAAAACTTTTAAAGCCTATCGTCTCTAGATTTTGTAATATACACGTACCGTTGCCAAATATTGATAATAAACAAATTAGTTTACATGATTTTAAAAAACAAACATTTAATGAAACATTTAATAATATTTATAAATCTAGAGATAAATGGCTATTGAAATCAATAGATAATAAAAAGAACTATGAAACAATACATAAATGCAGAAACTTCACTGAAAAAATATATGAAAAGGGTTATAACGGTTTAGACATTATGAAGGCTATTGAATCTACTAATAAAATTAACAATACAAATAACAATAGCATTTATGCGTCCGGAAGCAGATTTAGAAAATATAAAAGAAATGTAAAATGGATGATTTTAATACCAACGTCCTTTCAGAAGCGAGAAATGAATACTCATCTAGATTGTTAAACATTCTTACACCATTGGTAATTGAAGGGTTTAATTCAATATTCAGAGAAGCATTCGATCTTTGTATTAGAAATGAAGAAAATAGCAAATATTTAATGACATTTCAGAATTTTTTAACAAGAGTTCCTAAGTGGAATCAAGAAATCATTAATGTAGAAACAAGTCGAATTATTAAAACTAGTAAATGTGATTATCTTGAGGATATACTCACTTGTGTTCACATTACACAGTTGAAGATTTTAACGAGTATTCGTGTCTCAAGCAAACAGAAAAAGATTGATATAGACATTCCAAAGTTACCTGATTTTATTCATAAAGTTTACATTGAATGTGCTAGAAAATTATATAAAAATGTATATTTATTTGAAAAACATATTATGCCTCTTCAGCAGCAAAAAAATATGAGAGAGTGTGAAATTATTATTAGGGAATGTATATTGAAGGTTATTGGAGATAACATGCCTGTTGAAAAGATCCTACGCGCATATATTGACGAAACAGAAGAAGAAGAAGTTGTAGAAGAAACGGTTGAAAAACCAGCAGAAGAAGTACAAGCCGAACAAGAAGAGGCAGAGGCAAAAGAAGCTGCTGCAAAAGAAGAAGTAGTAAAAGAAGACGAAGTTGTCGATTCTAGTGAAAATAGCATTGAAGAATTTAGCATAGCCAAAATAGAAGAGCCAACAAATGCTGTAGAAGAAGATATTGTTTCCACACCGATTAAATTGGGAGATCCTATTTTAGCATCTACCGATGATTTAGATACTCCAACTATACTTCCAGCCTCTTTTAAAATATCGACGGATTCAATAAATAAAACTAATGAAATTAAACCCGCTCCTTCATCGCCACCAAAGGCCGGAATTAGTTTTAGCAATAATGATAGTGTAATGAATTATAATACAAAAGAATCTTCTAGTAAAATATCTGATACTTCGAGTGCATTAATATCCGCTCCAAAAACGGTCGAACGACTTGAAAAAATCAGCCATGAAAGAAATGAACAAAGAAAATTAGAAGAGGCAGAAGATGATGATGAGGATGATGATTTTGCTTTAGAAAAAATTAAAATTTTTGATAATACGCCAAAATTAGACGCTTTAGATGTGCAAATATTAGATGAAAAATTAGCATTAGAAGAAAAGCCCATTTTAACAGATGTAGAGATTTTAAGTTAGATGCGGAAAAATTCTAAATCTATTATTTTTGAATAAATATAATGGACAACAATATGTTTATTCAAGGAATTATCGTTAGTTGTGTATATTTACTTTTTCGATTTATCGAAATGAGATTTATTGTAAAAGAAACAGTTCCTCTTAAGAAATTAATGCGTGATACTTTAGTAGTTTATATTAGTTTTATTTCTGGTTTATTCGTATTTTCACAATTAGAACCTATTAAGAATATTGCTAGTGCACCCGTAGTGTTTACCAACAGCCCGGATTTTTAAATGCGATGTGACATAAAACTTAATGTTATCATGCAACCCACGAAAACTCCAAAAGCATCTGACCAAACAGGAATAGTATTATCAGGAGGCAAAATAGTTTTAATTGATAGACTTACAAATGTACCGAACATAACTGCTAAAACACTAGAATAAACTTCCGCAATGCCTGCGTCTAATAATTCGCCCTTAGGCATAAAGACTTTTAAATACTTTAAAACGTACCAAATACCCAGTACATCTATTATTCCTATAATCATACCATAAGATACTCCTACAATAGTTGTTTTCAATGAAACTTTTTCACCATTGTTTAAAAATTCAGAAAAAGTCCATGGTTCCTTTTTTTTAGCTATCCTAGCATTGTTTTTTAAAGTAAACGCTATAAAAGACATTACATTAACTGCAATAATAGAAATTAAAATAAAAATATAACCTTTTGTTTTCTTGTTCATGTACTTATATACATAAATAAGAAAATCATGCATAAACAGGGAGAGCGTCAATATCAATATATCGTTTTTTACCAACCTTTTTTCTATTTGAAACAAATTTTTGAAATACCGTTTTAGTAACTTGTTTTTCAGGAGTATGATTATGAACAGTCCTGGCTATCATTTTATATAACTTAAAATCAGGATAGCGTTCTTCGCCACATTTCTTATAAAGGATATTTCTTCCTTTATCATCAGTACACCATTCATTAATAAGTGCGGCAATCGGATCACCGCAAGTATTCACATCTTCAATATCATCCATAAAGAAATCATATAAAGCACATGCAAGTCTACATAAATCAAACGATGGATTGGGGTCTAGTCTCGGTTTATTAGAATTCATATATGGTTCACAGTTATATTGTGTAGCCGCGTCTCCTTTTGGATGAAAACTGTCACTACAAATAAATTTACCTTTAAATGAATAAATAGAGCGTCCGAAATCAATTATCTTGAATAGTCTCCCATATGTTGGAACTTTGTAGTAAACTTTGTTATAACGGTAATAAATATACTGTTTATCTGTTTTATTAAACATAATATTATTTGTGTGTAAATCATTGTGCGTAAAATTAAACATCTTTTGATAAGAAACTAATGTCATAATAATCTGAAATAGACACGATCGCCATTCATCGTCAGTTATTTCTTCGCCCAGTAATGAATCTAATGTTGATTCCATTCGCTCTAAACAAATAATTTGTACTGGAAAATCATTTATATTCGCATTGCAGATTATATCGCTATCCAGGGTTCCCATTGAATCGCTTTCACTGCCTTCGCTATCTTCTTCGACCTCATCCTCATCGGAATCACTTTCATCAACCGCGGCGTCAGATTCTGCTGAAGTATGAGAAGATCGGGAAGAACAAGTGGAACTACTTTTTCTACTGCTGTTTTTATTTTTATTTTCATTTTGCTTATTAAATTCAAAAACTAAAGCTTCTGTTAATTGAACCGGGGTTTCATCTGTCATTGGCGTTGAAATAAATAAATCATCGAAATTCTCTCCATTTAAAGAATAAACTGACTTATTGCTTATATTTTTATCAATCTTCAACTTTTTTTTATAATTTCTAGTATCGGCATCAAAAAATATTTCTTCATCAACTGCCTCTATTTCAAATAGTTTACCTTTATTTTCATGAAAATATTTACTGTCATTTAAATATTCTAAATCATCAAAAATATTGATATTAAAATCCTTTTTGATTCCTAGAAATGATCCAAAGAAATCTAAACCATGGATAAATTTATGTCGATGCAATAAATTACTAGTTAAATATGTAAAGAATCCATCTACATAAGCAGAATTATTTGGATCAAGTACTTTAGGATGACAAGTATTTTCACTTAATTTTGGTAAAGCTACCTTCATTTCTTCTGTCAAATCTTCGTATTTACCAACCATATATTTGATCGGATCAATTAATGGTGAAAATTTAAAAAAAGCTTCTGCTTTTTCTTGTTTATTCTCTGATTTTACTTGACATGTATAAGCATTCTTAATATCTGATTTTTCTAAATTTGTAATATGAAAAGGTTGATTTAAATTAATACTCTGATAGTTCTTTTCCTGTAAGTTAAAAAAATTTCCATATAATGGAATATAATTTTGTATAGATTTAATATTATTTGAATCGAACTCCTTAAATAGCGCCGTATTATCATTTTTTTTATAGTAGATTTGAAACATCAATAACTATAAATAAATGAAATTATTAATTTTAACTAGATTTGTGCGTAATTTATATATAAATTATTAAATAAGCATATATTAACAATGAATTTAGAATTAAAAAAGTTTGATATGAAGAATATTTCCTTTAAACCAAATGAAGCATCGGGTCCTGTTATTGTATTAATCGGAAGACGTGATACAGGTAAAAGTTTCTTAGTAAGAGATTTGTTGTATTATCATCAAGATATTCCTATAGGAACTGTAATATCTGGGACAGAAGCTGGAAATGGGTTTTATGGTTCACTGGTTCCTAAACTATTCATTCATGATGAATACAATACCGCTATTATTGAGAATGTTCTTAAAAGGCAAAAAATGGTAATTAAACAAGTTAAAAAGGAAAAAGCGGCATATGGGAGATCGAATATAGATGGCAGAGCCTTTTGCATTCTGGATGATTGTTTATATGATAATTCATGGTCAAGGGATAAGTTAATGAGACTACTCTTCATGAATGGCAGACACTGGAAAATCATGCTTGTTATTACCATGCAGTACCCTTTAGGGGTACCTCCAAATCTAAGAACAAATATTGACTACACTTTTATTCTTAGAGAACCATATATCGCTAATAGAAAAAGGATTTATGAAAACTTTGCAGGTATGTTTCCTACGTTTGAATCATTTTGTCAAGTAATGGATCAATGTACTGAGAATTATGAGTGTTTGGTTGTTTCAAATAATGCAAAATCAAATAAGCTTGAAGATCAAATTTTTTGGTATAAAGCCAGTGCT